GGTAAGTAGTATCTGGGCGTGGGTTACGGATAGCCTGCGGATCATTTACCGGATACATACCCAACTGCAACTGCGGCTGATCTGGTTCCCAACATGTAGGGCAGACAAGAAGATTTACGTTCTTTGGCTTAATAACAATGCTTTTAAGCTGTTTTAGCTTATAACGGAAACCACACCTATCGCACTGCGATATGGCCCATTTACCAGAGGCAAACTTGGTAGGCATTAATAGAACATCTCACGCGGCGCTAACCGCAGAGAAGCCTTCTCACGGTCTTCAGACGATGCCAACGCCCACTGCTCTTCATACGACATCTTGAGCATTTCTAACCTTGGGAGCGCCTCAGGAATCTTCATCGACAGGTAATAAGCCAGCCCAGCTACCAAGCAAGGCAACAGACGGAACGGAATGTCCTGAGTGTTTACCCCGTTGCCTGCGTCCTGTATACGACGCAGCCTCCAGTAAACATAGGTGTAGAAGTTACTCTGGTCTGGCGCAGGCCAGACATTAATATTCGGTGGGTTCACCCCAGTGGAGGGGTTAGTCGTATTAGGCTGGTTGCCGTTTATGGGGTATGTAGCACCAGACTGCCGGTTAATCCAGACCTGAATGGGTCGGCCTTGCGCGTTCTTGTTCGGTATCGTGGCGTAGGTAGAAACGCTAATACGGCTGATGTTGATGTCAGTCTGCTCAGCGCCTGTCTGAGTCCGTATTACGCTATCCAAAAGGTCAATAGTGTCTACAGGTAGAGCATAGGTAATCTGCCCCTGCACCATCGGAATCGACCCCTGCTCAATAGTCCAGAGGTTAATACCACGGTTAGCCCACTCAATAGTCAGCAGGTTCAGAGATCTACGCGCTGTACGGAACTCATAGCCCGTGCGTAGCTCTAAGCCACAACGCTCAAAGGCTTCTTCGATAATCTCGTTGAAGTCTAGGTTGAAACTATTGGTGCCTGAAGTGGTCACTTCATTCCTCTCAAGGTCTTAGCCAGACGCGCTCTCTGCCCTAGCTTACCCGGTGCTTTTGTAGCTCGGTCCAGCATCTTAGCGGGGATCTTTTTCTTACCCTTGATGCCAAGCTGCTCACGCAGTGCGCCAGGCTTCTTAATAGCCTTCTGGATCCAACCACCCTTGGCTTTTTTCTCGGTCTTCTCAGGTACTTGGTACTTCTTAGCCTTGTAATGCTCTTCCTGAGTAATACCAACAGCATCTCCAGCCCGGCTTATCACACGGGAAGCCTTTGTCATGGCGTTGTCTGGTAGCGAATCTAACCACTTGGTACGGCTAGAACGCTTATCTTCTGTTTTCTTTTCTTCAGCCATTATCGGAACCTCGCTGTCTTCTTTGCAATTCCTGCTGGTTGTTTAACGAATTGTTTTCCAGAAGCTTTGCCAGCTCTTTTCGCTCTTGTCGTCGCTGCATACTCAGCTGGAGATAGTGCGTTGATCGCTGACGTTGGGAGGTAACGCTCGCCAGTAACGGAAGACGGTTTCCCACTCTTAGTTCTCCACTTTTGTGCTGTCCAGTCTTTCAAGCTCTGCTGCGGCTTCTTTAGCGGCATCTCGCTCAGTCCTTTTTCTCATCCGGTAAACTTCCGCAGCTCTTAAAACCCACGAAAACACATTTCCGTCTCTCTTCGGGTCGTACACCGGTGCCCGAATCACTTATATCCACCCCCCTTAGCTTTGTACTGCTTAGCCAAGAGTTGTGCTTTTCTTGCTGACCATTGACCCGCAGCAGTCCCTTGAGTGGCGGAGCCTTTAATCTTTTCAAAAAGACTCTTACGCATTCCCGGCTTCGTATAAGTGCCTGCTTCATTGACACGAGATTTAACCTTTCCGCCTTCAGCATACTGCGTGAAAGAATTAGGGTTATCCCTACGAGTGGCTTTTTTAGCCTTGGGCATTTTAGATGGGCGAATATCACCCATCCCGCGTGAAGGTCTCATTTAGCACTTCCCGCCGCCAGCCATCTTGGTCTTGGGCATACCGCCGTTCATCATCTTGACCATCTTGCCTTTGGTTTTGCCCTTAGAAGCCACACCGTCACGGCTAGGAGCAGCAGTCTTAACAGCGCCCATTTTGGTAGCGCCCATGCCAGTCATCTTTTTCATACCATTTTTCCTTTCGTTTTACCCTTCGTTGCACAACCATCAGCACGTCTAGATGCTGATACGGAACCACCAGACTTATAGCTAGTACGCTCTGGAACTCTCAAACCACGTACAAGACGGCGCGCCTTATCCAAAGGAGACCCTTTTTCTGGGGCAGCATCAGGCTTGATATCAGCCTTTTTTTGTTCAGGTAGGCTTGCCCGTAAGTTACGTAGTTTCTCTGCAGGGGTCATACGCTTAGGCGTAGCATCAGCTGCTTTAGAAGCCGTACCACGCTTAGCCAGACGTGATGTTTCATCGCCTGTATCAGTTACTTTAGGTGCGGCTGCTTTAGGTTTAGCCTTAGGCGCAGTAGCCTTAGGCGCAGTAGCCTTGGGCGCGGCTGGTTTGTTAGTACGAGCCACAAAATCTTTGATACTTTCAGTAGTACCAGGCTCATCACTCATCTGGCTACGCTCATACTCTTTCTTTTCACGCTCTTCAGCTTCTAAAAGATTTTTGGCGTCGTCAGAGTCTGCGTAACCGCCTTCAGAAAATTTACGCTTCTTCATACTTTCCTCTGCCCTAAGGCGTCAATTTTGTCTTCTAACCGTTTAAATCCGTTGTCAAAATGCTCACGGATCTTCTCTAGGTCTGCCCTGACTTCTGCACGGGTAATGTGGTCACGAGCAACTTCTTCACGCGTTCTGTTAAGCAGAATGCTGATGCGTTGAAGCTCATCGAACTTGCCCTTAAGCAACATACCCATCACCGCCACTATCGCACTGAGGGCGATATTCCAAAGCATCATCTCCATTTAGCACTTCCATGCACGTAGCGATTTATTGATGCGGCTATTAGGATCATTGGCAGTCTTAGCAGAGGTGAGCTTCTTCTTCATGCCTTTCATCCTGGCGCAAAACGAGTCACGCCGTTTACCGCCTTCTGGCTGCGGAGCTTTTAACCCCGGCTTACCTGGATTAGCAGCGTTATAGGAAGCACGCCCCTTGGCGTTTAAACCGCCTTTGGGGTTCTTACCTTCTTTGCGCTGCCAAGCAGGGGTCTTAGCCATAGATCAATGTCATCGAGGTTGTGTTGGTCACAGTCCCGTGCAGTCCAGACTCACAAAGGATTCCTTCACCAGGCATAGGGATGATCGTATAACCAGCAGTTGTACTAGCAGCCGTGTTAATAGTGGCTAGAATCTTTCCACTAGCACCGCCTTCACGGATAACAACAGAACCAGCACTACCGCCATTAACAGCGTAAATAGTCTTAATCCGCGCCCGTTGAATGGCATTGTTATTCTGGTCTAGAAAGTTACCCGTAGACTCTAGCGGCTTAGTCGCTAGTACGTCATATTGCATAGTAGGCATTTGAGCCTCCTATTACGATGCGGAAATAGCAGCGAGAGTATCTACGCGGAGCCAGTTGGTGCCGTTATAGAAAGCGAGAACGGGCTGACCAGCAGCGCCATTGCTAAAGTAAGCGACAGAGCCAGTAGTAGCTGTGGGGGCCGTAGCGACGGTATAGACACCCAGGTTTACTGGGCCGGAGAACGAGGTTTGAGCCATGTTTGGCTTCCTTTCGTGTAGTAGCACATCCTCATATCGTCTCTACTAAGTCAGCCAAGCCTGTCGATATGAGTAAAAAATCTTGGACTAGAAACAACAGTACAGCAAAAAGAAAGGGGGCACAAGCCCCCTTTCTACCCAGATTAAGCGCCGGGCGAGCCGAACATACCAAGCGGATCAGACCAACCGAACGAATAACGCTCACGGGCTTTGTAACGAACGTTGCCAGTGTCGAAATCGCCGTCCATGGACTGAGCCAGCGGGGTACGAACAAAGTGCTTCATACCATTGGGCACATCGGTCGTCAGGAACCATGCGTCGGTATCCGTCAACCAGTGATTAATGGCATAGCCCTCGGGGATCGAGCCGTTATTCTTCAGCGCGTTGATGTCGTTGTCAGCCGTAGCCACGCGGAGTTCAGTATCCAACAGGCGGGTTGCAACGAACTGCAATGACGGAGGAATAATCAGCTTGCGGGGGCGAGCAGCGATCAAGAGACCACGCTCATCTGTCCATGCGGCGATCTGAATAACAGCGGCTTCAAGAGAAGTCTCGTTAAGATCAGCCGGGGTAGCAGGCTCGTTAGAGTTGACGCCACCGGACACAAGGGGGTGATCCGTTGCAAACAAGGGCTTACCGTCACCACCGGGGTAGGCAGTGTCAAAGCCATTGTTAAGGATAGCCGCAGCCTTAACTTGCTTGGTGTAAGCCATAGCGCGAGCCAAAGACTTGGTATAGCGCGAAGACAGGGAGTCATAGAGGTTGTCCTCAATAGCCTCTTCCGTCAGCGAGAAACCAAGAGCAATCGTCTCGTGCGTATAGCGTGCCGTCCAAGCCTCTTGCGCGTTATCGTAGGCAATTGCACTGCCTTCGTTCTTCACCGGTGCGGCGGAGAAGCCAGACAGTTTGGTTTCCTCTTCAAACGAACGCTCGGAGGTCTCGGTCTCGTAAATCTCCTTATGCTCTTCGCCGTAGCGTGCATATTCCATACCGAACAGAGCGTTCAGACCAGGAAGGAGTTCTTTAAGTAGTTGTGCGCGTGAAATAGCCATTTAAGTTTCTCCTTAGACGCCAACGGGGTTGAGATATTGGTGTCCGCCGGTCACAACGCTAGTGGTAGTAACGCCACCGTCAGAGGTCGAAACCACGTACGGAGCATTCCACTTAACAATTGCCTCTTGATACACGACATTACCGCCAGACACGTACGAAGTCTCAGGAACGAGATCAATAATACGAATCGGGAGGGAAGCCGTAGTAGCAACGGTGTCGTCAATAGCCACACCAGAGTTACCAGTGGTCGTATTACCGGGGTTCTGAACCAGAGCAGCGTTGTTGCCAACAACCGTACGCTGGACAGTACCGATAGTCGTACCGGAAGAAACGATAGCTACTTTATACAGCGCATCAGGATCATCCTGGACATAAGCCTGAATGTCTGCAGCGACCGTGCCAGACGGATAGTTCTGGCGAAACACCTTACCGTAGGTAGGATCGGTGTAAGAGCAGCCAAGGAAAACACCAACAGGAGTAGCGGTAGTAGTACCGGTCTCTTTCACCAGAACACCATCACTGGACAGCTTAACTACGTCACCGAAGAAAATTCCGGTGCCATAGGCTGAGGCGATGGGGATCTGACGAGTAGCACCAGCAAACACCTGACCGCCGATCAAGTTGATCGGAATTAGCCCATAGGGGCCATTAACAGTAGGATAAGCCATAGTTGACCTCGTTAAAAGTTAAATGCCTTTGCCAAACGATGTCGTGGATCTACGCTCTTTAAATAGCGGCATCCTCGGATCGTTATCTTTCATAAAGCTGCTGTCTACAGCGTCCATATTGTCCTTGGTCGTTTTGGCGAAATACGCCGCACGTTGGTCCACGAACTCTTCTGGCATTTTGCAGAGTAACAGCCCAGCGACTTCGATGTTGTCTTTGAACCTGCTGTTAGAGTCTACGAGAAACTTAAACTGGGGTTGCTCCTCAATACGCACTGGCTCCCAGCCCTCTCTAAACTTAGCAGAGACGTTTTTAGCGTCTAACTGCCCATTTGCAGATATGCGAATCCAACGATATGCATAACCAGGTTGTTTAGTAGGCTGCGGTAGCGTTTCTGGGCGCTGCCACTGCTTAGGTCTCTCAGATTTTTCTCTACTCTCAAGTTCGCGTGCAAGTCTATTTTCAGCCATTTTGTTTCTCCAGTCGTATCATTTCTTTCGCATATTGCTCAGGCGTTAACCCAAGCCTCTTCGCAATTGCTAACTGCGATTGCTTTAGCACTATCCTCTTGGCAGAAGTGCTTCTTGATACCGGAGCCACAACATTAGCCGGTTTCATCTCAGTGCGCTGAGCAGGCTTGCCGCCCCTGTCAGTCGTTTCTACTTCTTCCTCTTCCCCAAAGTACTCAGGGAATCGTTTCTTCATGGTCTTATCGACCGTACTCCAATATTCGTCAGTACCGACATAACCAGCTCCGTACTGTTTTTCTAATTTCTGATGCAACCCTAGCGCCGTTGCAGTCATCTCTTCGTCCTGCCCAAACCACGTATTTTTGTTACGCCAGTTGGCAGTTTTCTGGTCTAACTGCGGAGCCGGAGGTTGCGGCCTTGATGTATTTATATCAGGAGTTTGTTGAGTTTGTAAAGGGGGTTTATATCCTTTTAACTTTTCCAACCTAAAATTCACAGAATTAAGCTTAGCCTGAGCATCTACTAGCTTGTCAGAATCTCCGGCCTCATAAGCCTCTTTGTAGGCTCGTTTAGCCATCTCCAACTCAATCTCTGCAGCGCTAGTAGCTGTCAATACTAGAGATTTTTCCCCTTCACTCAGCTTATTTCTGAGAGCTTTATTCTCTTCTAGGGCTTTTTGGGCCATAGCTAAGGCTTCTTGTTGCTCCCGCAGTGCCCTTTCTTTCTCCCGCCGCTCGTCGTGCCAGACCTTTTTCATCTGTTTCAGACGAGTTTTTACCTTCTCAGAGTAGTCTTCTAGCTCATCTTGCTCTAGCTCTTCGACCACTTCTTTCGGTAGCGGCTGACGCCCACGGTCCTCTTCAGGCGTGTCATCCTCTATTTCTAGTTCAAAATCCTTATCTTCTACTGCTGGTTCCTGCTCTTTAATATTTTCAGTATCTGCCATTTTCTACTCCTTATTTGCGACTGATGCCGCGAGGATCTTCTACTACACCCTCTACAGAATCATCGTTAATAATCCGAAACTCGCGCCCATGAATCTTCAGACGTGTACCGGCGTGAGGGCGAACTAATACAAAATCACCCTCTTTGCACCACGGACCTGACGGGAACCTAGCTGGGTCTTTATAACAATCTGGACCCATTTTCATAACAAACAAAACCGTAGTCAGCAATTCTTCATGCTGCATGGTTATATCTGCCTTAACTAGACCACTGTCAAATTTATCCTCAATTTCTGGAATCCCACACAGGATGCGGTATCCAGACGGGTCTGGTACTTGCCTAGCCTTCTCTTCTGCGCTTGCTGGTAATACTGTTGCTTCGTTCGGATCGCTTGTAGAACCGATTAATAGTTCACTCATCTGAGTTTTCCAACCTTTCTGCTGTTTCAGCAATTAAGTTATTAGCTATTAATAAGCCACGCACTACACCAGCGGAGTATCTGTATTCCGCATGGTCTTTCGCCTTCCCATCTCCTAAATCTTCAATAATCCGAAGACGTTCCTTCTGGAGTTGTTCAGACAAATACTTCAATACATCTTTGCTCATTTACTTTCCTTTTGTTCAGGTTTCTGATTTTGCTGCTGTTGTGCCCTTTGCTGAGCTATTTGAACGCCTAAACGAGCGCCTTCAATTTCTTCTCGTGAAGCCTGCGTAGCCATAGTTGCACTCTGCTGAGCTTTTTGTTGTGCTATCTGAACGCCTAAACGAGCGCCTTCAATTTCTTGATCTACTGCTTGTACAGCCTGCTTAAACTGCTGTTCTGTTCTATCTTTAGCTATCTGAGCGCCCAACCGTGCCCCATCAATCTCAGACTGAGTCTGTATCCGCATACGCTCAGTTTCGATCTGCGCTGCCTTAAGCTGCGCGTCAGCTTGATCTTTCTGTGCTTTACGTTGAATCTCCGCCTGTTTAAGCTGTAGCTCTTGTTGCTGCATCTGCACAATCGGATCCTGGGCCTGTTGTTGGGCTTGTTGCTGCGCCATCATTGCCTGGTTAGCCTGTAGAAGCTTCTGTGCGCCTGCGGCTGCAAGGCGAGAAATCTCAACTTCCATGTCTTCAGGCATCTCTTCGTTTGGCTTCGGATAAGGCACGCCAATCTTTTCTTCAACATTCTTGCGGTATTGGAAGGCAAAATGCTCCATGATATGCGCCATAAACGCCGCGCCAACCTGTTGAGCTTGAGGGTTCTGCCCCAGAATCTGTGCCGTTATCGGATCTTGCAGAGCCGTCATGTGAACCGTAATGTGGGCTGCGTGATCCTGATAAATGAACGCTTTCACAGGTTTACCCGTAAACATATCCATATTCTCAGACACAGGATCTGTGGGTTTCTGGTCATCTTCCGTCGGTACAAGCTTGGCTGCGTTCTTGATACCCAATACTTCTAGCATCTGGCGGTGCAACAACGGTAGGTCATACAACTGAGGCGCGGTCTGAGCTAACTGCAACACTGCCTGGTATTGCACGACTTTTTGCGACATTGTTGCTGCGTTGGGGTCGGAGACAGGAATAACCTCCACCATGTCATAGTCAGAGCGCTTAGCAGGAGGTAACGCATCCATCGGTTCATATGCGTACTCTTCGGGCGTATAGTCACGGATGATGTTCTTAAGGAGCTTAAACTCCTGCTTCATCGCGTAATGAATGCGCGCCTGAACCGCTGACATCACTTTCAATGTGCGCTCTAATATGGCAAGCGTAGTGCCTACCGGAGACTGAGCGCTCATATCTGAGACTTTAAGATCCGCTGCGCTTGCGAACCTGCGGCCCTCTTCGACAATAGTACCTAGAAGAGTGTAGAGAACCTGGCTTGGCTCCTTATAGGGCAGAGCCATGATGTTGTCTTTAATAGTGCCAGAAGCTACGTCTACATCTCGCCACTCTGCAGGTGCAATCGGTGTGTCATCACCCTTAACTCGCAGACCCTTAGTTTTGAAGCCACCGGGCAAGTTAGATAGTGTGCCAGCATCTACCAACTGACGAATAATAGACGTGCCAGACTTAGCAAACGCACCGATTAAGTGGATTAAACCAAACGCGTAGAAGCCAAACCCAGGGATGTACGGGTAATGTACGAAGTGCTGGCGCTTTTGTTTTAGTTCATCTTCTGGGTGCCAATTACGGCGTATGGCTAAGATTTCTTGCGTGTGCTTCTCAATAGTGACGACGTAAGGAAGTGCAATGCCTGTCGGCTTGCCCTTTTTGTCTTTGTCCTCGTAGCCAGGGAGGTCGAGGTCCACGTGCATCTCAAGGATCTTGTACCGATCATCTGAAGATGCCTTAAATCCCATCTTCTCAGCAATTTTCTTCTCGACATCGTCAAACGTATCTACAGGGTCACCAAGCTCAATGTCTCTATAGAAGCCAGCAACCTGCAACTTTCTCATCTCGTTAGGTGTCTTACGCATCACATGTGTGACGCGCTCAGCTGTCTCTAGACTTGAAGCGCCGTATGGCACCACAACATCTTCTGCCGGTACGTAAATCGAAGCCTGCCGATCCAAGTTAGGGTCAAAGTAGACCTTCTTAAACGCGTTACCCGATAGACCCAGGCCCCAGAGCATCCGCTCATGCTCAGGCCGGTACTCAACCATCACCTCTGTTAGCTCATAGTTCATGTCGTCCTTGACACGCTGAGCTGCTTCCATCTTCTCTACTGTCTCAACCCCGATAATCTGCGTCTTTACAGGCCCAGCTGCGGGGAACGTCTCCATCATTGTCTCGGCTTGGAACCGCACTAATGACTCAGAGAGGAGGGGGTGATACACACCGCAAGCACCAGGCCAAGGCTCTGTGCGCTCTTCGATCTTCAATCCAAGAAGTTCTAGGCCATCTACATATGTTTGCATCCAGTCTTTGCGGCTGGAAATATCATCATCAAAACTACTAATAAGATCAGAGGCAAGCTGTGTTAACTCATCAGCGTCAATATACTCGGCAAGGTTAGCGTCAAAGTCATCGTCTGTTTCTTTGCCAGGTTCTAGAATAATTTCTAGCCCACCAATCCCAATCTCTACGCGCTCGGGATCTTCGATCTCAATTTCTATCGGCGGCTCTTGTTCTACTTCATCAGTTAACCCAAGAGGGGCCGGGTTTAGGGCTTTCTCGATTGCCATGATTTATCCTTAATAGAATCCAACCGCTCTGCGGCTCTTAAAATATCTTTCTTCCTCAGGTTCATCACTTGGCAGTCTGATAAACCCACCTTGTCTAAACCTTAATAGGGCTTGTGTTGTTGAGTCAACCAGGTCATCGTTTGACCCACTGGGGAAGTCGTTGCACTCCTCTATAACCTCCTTAGCCCACCTCTTATCTGGTGCCCACACTATACCGGAGGAAAATAAATCTGACACTGCGTTTACTCGCGCAATCTTGTCCTGGCCCTTGCTGGGTGTGAACTCTCCCACGGGGACTCCCATGCGGCGTAACTCCTGATATAGGGCCGCACCGTTGGATTTCTTTTCGACGATGAACGAGTCCGGCTCCCATTCCTTATATTCTTCAATGACAAGCTTCTTAAGCTCAGGGAACTCAAGCCTCTTCTTAATTGAGTTAAGAAGGATAATGTTGTAGTTATTAGTTTCTTCATTAAAAAATACACCCCATGTAGTTAGCGCGTTGTAGTCAGCACGAGTATTAGTTTCTTGTGCGGCGTCTAAAGACATAATCACGTATTCGCAATGTGGTGGGTCTTCTTTATCCCAAATCTGCCACCATTCTCTTTTTATTAGTGCCCCTTCTTCAGCCGTGGGGTCCTGCATATACTGGGCTTGCCAGTATCTTGGGTCCATGCCAACCCGCTTAGACTCTAGCTCTTCATACGACCAAAAATCAGGCCATAACGGTTTGCCAGAAGGCAAAATCGCTGGAAATTCCACCACTTCCCACTGATCTGCATCTTCATTCTGGGTCATGTGGTTAACAATCTGTCCGGTTAGGTCTAATTTACTCCACCGGGTCATGACAACAACGATAGCACCGCCAGGCATAAGACGCTGAATAGGGCCAGACTGAAACCACTCCCAAGCAGGCAAAAAAACATCAGGTCTTCCTTGTTTAGCCTCTTGTTCAGAGTGCGGGTCATCAATAATGAACAAATCAGCACCCCGACCAGCAAGAGCGCCACCAACCCCAATTGCGAAATACTCTCCATTGAAGTTCGTACCCCAGCGAGACGCTGATTTAGAGTCCTGCTGAAGCTCAATTTGAGGAAATATGTCCCTATACGAGTCCATATTGACAAGATTTCGCACCCTCCTACCGAAATTCACCGCCAAATCTGCTGTGTGGGAGGCCATGATGACCTTTTTATGCGGGTATTTGCCCAAAAACCACGCTGGCGCGAGGTAAGAGATGAGTTCTGACTTGCCGTGACGGGGGGCAATGTTGACTACGACCCGTTTTTTCTTGCCGTTGGCAATATCTTCAAAGATTTTTGCCAGTCTGCGGTGGTGTGGGCCTATTTTGTAGCCAGGATAGACGTGTTCTGCAAAAGAAAGGAGGTCTTCCTGCCCCAAATTCTGAATTTGGTTTCTCTCCCAGACCTCTAAATCAGCCAAAAACTCCCGTTTCTCGTCGGGAGACATCAATGGAACGAGACTTTTAAGCTTCTGTATCTTCTCTGGGGTCAGCATTTGTGGTTTCTACATCGACAATGTCTTGAGCTTGGCTTCTATTGGTCAATCGCTCAAGTTTTTCCAGCTTAGCCAACAGATCTTTCTCTACTTGATCTAGAGGTTTAACCTGCACCGTTACTTCAGATCTCTTCTTAAACGCATCCACACCATCTACTTCACCCAGAGCTTTAATAGCGGGGAGAGCATACTTAGGGTCTGGGTTCGCGCTTTGTTCTACCAGCTTATTAACCACGTAAAGCTTGTAGTCTGCTAGGTCTTTGACCAGCATCTGATCATACTGAGACACCATACCTGCTAGATAGGCAAGCGTCTCGTTACGGTAATTGGCAAAGTCGATGTTAGCCACAGGGTCAGACATCATTTTCTTGGCTAGTTCACGAGCTTGTTCTTTGTCCTGCTCGTCAGGTTCTATAGTCTTGCCCTGCAAATCGGCAATTAACTTAATAGTACGGGCGCGTACCTCAAGCTCTTCTTTTGCAGACATAGGGGGTAGTGCATCAGTTGCGTTAGGGGGCAACGGCACGTTCTCATCCACGCCTAATATGTATGTAGACATGGGTCCCGAAAATACACCATGGAACCAAAAAACACAAGGGGGGTGTTTCGTAAGTACGGGGGTATCAAATAATACTGAGAAATTTGATAGGGGAGGGGGTAGGGTTCATTTGCACCTTCAGCCAAAGGTTACGGGCTATTTAGAGTCGCCGCGCCGACTACCTACCCCCGAGAGAAGCGTACCCTGAAAGTATTGTGTTTGACAACGTACGGAGTTGAGGACCCGAGATAGGTTTATTTGGAGAGGTACGGAGATTGGCTTAGCCACGCGGGTTTGATAGCGAATTTAAAGGTACTTAATGCCGTTTTTAAAAAGCCGGCTTTTTTAATTTTTATGTCTGAAGGGGCGCGGAGTTGCTGTAACTATATGATTTTGTAGGGGAAAGTTAGGTACGTCTTGGCGGAAAAAAGAGAGTTAAGTACGTCTTGGCGGAAAAAGTTTTGAGAAGTGTGGCGCGATTTGTATAAATCATGGGGTATTGGGGGCGGCGGGTCCCATCTGGGCGGTTAGGGGGGTAGGGGGTAGGTAGGGTCACCCTGAAACCATTTACTTATCCCCTAGGCTGTCATATAACAAACTCATGCCGGTATGTTCCGGTAATCATCGGAGAGCATCATGACCCAGACAGTAATGACTATGGATCAATTGATCCAGTACAGATACACAGGCTTTATTCAGTTAGATCTATTCCCCGAGGAACTAGAGCAAGCGAAGCATGAGCAATACACGATTGATTGGTATTCGTTGGTTAACTTAGAAGAGGAGAAACAGCAATGAAACAGTTAGAACTATTCCCTGAACTGGACATAATCCGGTACGCGATGAGTCTTACGGCACAAGAAGTATTGGATTTGAGATTGAAACGCAGACCCGAAGCATCGAGGGTATTAGAGATTCGTATGCTTACTCAGCGAAAGATAGGAAACATCAGGCGAGAGCAAGAGCGGTACAAACAAGAAATTATGAAGTTACTTTAACCATGGGGCTTCGGTCCCTTTTTCTTAGGAGAGCATCATGAGTGCATATGGCAAATTGGTAGTAAAGATCGAGGTCCTTGATCCTTCGGTGACGGGTGATGAGGAGAATGTTTTTACAAAGGGTAGTCGCATGGTTACCCTGTTCACGCGGCATGGCGTCACCTATAACGATGCACACAAACTAGCGTGTGCCTTCGTGGAGACGAATGTCGACCATGTCAGACATAGTGACCTCTCGGTCATGTGGTATCCAGACCCTGTAAGGATTGGGACCTGGGGTTAGTCATTGGGGCTTCGGCCCCTTTGATACCAGTTATGTGTCCGTGGGCGCGCGCGGTGTGTGCGCGTGACTGATTAGCGTTTCAGCGTACCCTGAAACCCTAGACAATTCCTTAGAAACATCATATAAGAAATCATCGGCTCATGGTTGAGCCGGTACGGTTCGCTCTCCGCCGGGGCAAAGCGAGAGTATTTTTGGAGAAACATCATGGCTAAAGCCATTAAAACCGAAGTATCAGTACCCGCAGTCTCCGCCGCCGTTTCCGATACGGTAAGCATTAACCTTAACATCGCGACGGTTCGCGACGGCGGCTACCAGCAAGCCAAAGTCGCTGGTGTGTCCGAAGGCGTGACGCGCGGCTTGATGCGGTTGATTCCCGGCTTAGGTTCAGTCGATGAGCCGTTCAGCGATGAGCATAAGACTGAACTAAGGGAAGGCTATATGCTTCGGTTCAACGAAATCAAGCCGGCGGTTACTTATGTCGCGGTTGATAATCAATGGGTCAAAGAATCAGACCTTGCGAAGCCACCAGCAAAAGCCGAACGGTTTGAGGCTAGTGTGCATACCGCCTTTGCCTACACTCAGCAAGCCTTCGGCGCGCTGAAGAATGAGGAACCGGGCAAGCACTCGATTCTCGGCGAGATTCGTACTAAGTTTAATAAGTATGTATCGAACCGGCTCAAAGATCTAAAACGCGATGCGGCTAGGATATACCGCGAAGATAACGGGATTACCGCGACACGGGAATCGGTTTCCTTTATCGAATGGCTTCTGACGGGCCCGAAAAAAGACCCGAATAAGTCGATTCTTGCGGTTATCAGACAGCGCGCGATTAACGCGTCATCGGTAGGCAAAGATGATACCGCCTTGCCTACCAAGGTAATCGACGATGCAATCGCGGCTTTCAAAGGCGTGATCACTAAGTATCAGGAAACGACGAAGTAACCTTCGGCGCACCAGTCAGGCTTCGGCTTGACTGGTGCGCCTTTTTTTGCGCCCAGCGTTTTGATACCAGTTCTGTGTTTGTGCGCGCGTGTGGGTGGGCAAGCGCGTTATTTAGCGATTCACGACACCCTGAAACCCTAGACAATCGTCCAAGAATGTCATACAACATAATCACCGCGCCAGACGGATTCTGGTTTTTTAGGAGGTATCACCATGACTATTAAGTCATACAAGGATGCGTCTTACAACGCAGCCAAGGCCGGTGACACTGTGGCAGACTCTGCCAAGTTCATCTTCGATAACTGCCCAACATTCTTGGACAGCCCGCCTGATGATGTAATGGCGGAAATCGTGGACGGGATCATGCTCAGATATTCTGAGCGACACCCTGCCCAGACTTACCTGCGCGTAGACGGCAACCTAGTCTTGTGCAAGGGTAAGGTAGCAGAGAAGGGCGAGAAGGTAGAGGTCAGCATCTTCTCGGTCATGGCCTACAGTCAACAGCAACATGGTCAGATGAAAAACACTGATCCGCTGTTACATGGTATCCATAGCAAATGGCGCACTGCCTTCAATAAGTACAAGGGCAATGTCCTGGGCGCGATACGCAAGGCGATCAAGCAATTGATTGACCCGACCGAGCGAACCCGCGCGGCAACGGCAGACTTTGCGGTCTGGATACTTTCAGAGATGGACGATATCAAGACGCGTTGCAAAAACGCGAAGGCCAGAGGAGATGCCACGGCAGACCTCGCCTTACTTGATCGCCAGATCAAGGCCTTCTTTGCTGTGAAGTAGTAACCCGCCCCGCCAGACGAAAGTTTGGCGGGGCGATTGAAGCCAGTTCTTATTCTGTGCGCGCGCGTGGTGGAACGCGCTTGGTCTGGGTTACGCTGTGAGCCACAGCGTAATCTTTTTTGGCCTGGTTGTCAAGAGGCAAGACCACTATTTAGCGATTCACGGCACCCTGAACACTAATTTAGCCTCGTTGGAACACGAATGGGGCAAAAAAGGCCTTTTTGTTCCAGTGGACTGGAACAGGGTTTTCCCTTTGCAATCATAGACTTAACCCACCTTGTTCCAATGTTCCAGTGTTTTCGGAGAAGAGAGGGGTTTGGAAGAAAAAATGCAAAAGGGAGGGAAGCCGAGCGATGCAAAATTCGCAAACACAAAAAAAACGCAAAAGGGGATCGTTCTCCAATTTTGCTGGAACATTGGAACATTTCACTATTTTTTCCCTTCTCTCTCTATATATATATATATTTATTTATTATTATTCAACAACTTACAGAACCAAACTCCCTATAATCCTCACACTTTTCTTGTTCCACTCAGCTGGAACACAGCCGGAACACGCGGAACACACCGCCACGACCCTGGCCCCACGAATTAAATAGTCAGATAAAGGCCTTGCGCTATTACATAATATGTGATATAATACGATTTCGGCAGGGCGTTGTTTGTTGTTTCTTGATTAGCAGTTCACACCCCGCTGAATCGTTCTTTAACAATCTAGTGTCTGGCGTCTTTTACGCCAGCGTGCCGTAGGCGTAGGGTTTCATTCTCATTTCACGGTGGGGTGAAACGCTATTTGCACACCTCTATCGTGTGCCGTTACGGAGCGGGGACAGCAACCCCATACCAAGTCAGGCATCACAAGACGGAGCAGTACGAACCGCAATGCCATAACAGGGTAGTCCCTGTATGCCCGTCCACACGACAAAAAGCCAAGCAGTGCAAAAAGCAAATAGTTACCGAGCAGTACCGGCATGTAAGAGTCAGCGCAGTCAACACCAAGGTCGCCCCATGAGAGGCGGCACTGCATAACCAGACTGGCAATCTGGCCCTGACTCAGTTCCTAACCTTTCACCTACAGGTGACAGCATAAATAGCTGGGAACACAAAAGCGTATCTCTACGACATCATCAGAGTTCAACTTCGGAAGCATGGCCGGCCGGTCGTGCTTCCCTTGATGCGCTCTGCATCAACACCCAACCTAGGAGGTATCACCATGAAACACCGCAACATCCAGTCAAAAGCCGACCGTGTGCAACTCAAGCGTAAACACTCAGTCACCCCACCACCCAAACAACTGCCACCACACCAACGCAAAAGTGGTTTGTCGTTCAAGCGTACAAAAGCATTTCTTTACGATGTCTTTGAAGATGGCCTATTGATTGGTCAGCTCTGGAGGGACTAGAGATGGGATACAGATCAGATGTGGCCTATGTCGTGAAGTTCTACCACAACGACCAACCCGAGAAAGCGTTTGCCGACTACATAGCGTTTCAGGACTGGGTGAAGAACAAACACACCATCTCAGTATCCGATGCGTCTACACCACTAAACGTAATGCGTACTCACACATATGCGAACGAAGACAGACTCATCAAGTGGTCCGGTTCAGCCCTGCTTATGTTGTTTGAGGTGGAGGATGTCAAGTGGTACGACTCCTTTGCAGACGTCAAGTGGCATCAGGAAGTTTTAAAGAAAGCCAATGAGTACTACACCGGTAACTACAGGTTCGTGCGTATTGGCGAAGACTACAACGATGTAGAAGTAGACGAAGAAGCTAAGACTTACTTTGAGATGTGGGAGATATTGGATGTGCGAAGAAGTGCATATCTGAATGTCTCATACGATTGTTTCGACGAGGAGAAGGACGATGAATAGCTGTTCACACTGTGGTGAAGACGTAGATAGTCGCCGTGCCGCGTGGCTTGTGGCAGAGGGCAAGCCAGTCATGTGCATGGCGTGTGGGGAGAAGAGTGCGCGGATGGTGCAGTTCACTGTCGTGCCGATGCACAAGGGTCACTACTTCCCTGCATTTAATCGTGAAGACTTGGTGGGTATCAACAACAAAGGAGGGATCGTGAGATGAGCGAGATTTGGTATGTGGACGAAGGCGAAGGGTTTCATCTTGTTTCTCATGTGTTTGAGACAAAGATCGAAGCCGAGCGGTATGCACGAGTGGTGTTTCCTGGTGAAAGCGAAGACTTGAGGTACGCCCGTATCTATTGCAAACCTGTAGTTTCTTTTAAGGAGGGATCGTGAGATGAGCGTGTTCAAACAAAACATCGTCACATTTGAGCAACTGATGGAGATGCTCAAGAAGATGAACGACGAGGGGAAGATCGACACCATCTATGCAGAAGAGTGTTTAGGTGGATCGTTAGAAATCTTTGTGTCAGCTAAAGACGAGGAGGTGTGAGATGAACAGATTCAGCAAGCGCCCACAACCCTGGAGCAGATTTGTAAAAAAACGGGTACAGAAACGACCACAGCCGTGGACATGGGCATACAACCATTCCAACCGAGTAACAAAGCATTGGAATTGGCGGCTGGTTAATGCCATGAAAGGAGGTGAGCATCACTCATGCGTGCCGTTCGCGTTGTACAAGTGGAGAGCGTTCGGGTTCGATGGCAAGCAGAAGCCCGTGTGGACTATCGCTGATTACATAGACATGGTTGATAACTACGAAGACCCAAGTGATTACGTAGGTATGGGCTGGGTAGGAAGTGACGGTAGGCCATGAATTTGTGGACAGAGCAAGACATTAAAGAAAGAGAGGTTCGTATGATGCCAATGAAGTTAATGAGGAAGTACTTGAACGGTAAGACCGAGCAGTTAGAAGTAGGTGACATCGTTGTAGACATACGCGGTAAGACCTACTACGTGACCGGATGGGACGAGTTCAAGAGTACGGTGCAAGCAACGAGCATGTGCGAGAACCACTACTTCGTGGATGTCCCAGCCAAGACCTTTAATTGTTATTTCATAGGAGAGTGAAACCATCATGAACATCATCCGCAAAGCGACGGAGTCGCAACTCACATTTCTGCGCAACAGTGGCGCATCGTTCAAAGTTATTCTTGCTGACGGTGAAGTAGTACTGCACGACCCCAACGGCATCATCGAGCCGCAGAAGAAAGTTAAGACCATAAACGTTAAAACTCGCAACCCTGAGGCAAAGAGGGGTGAGCCGTCTGAATATGTTAATGAGTACATCGCCCCGCTTGAGCCTGGGCAGACGGCGACGATCCCATGCAAGTACCACCCTGACACCATGCGCTCAGTCGTGTGCAACTCAGGTCGTAGATTGTTTGGGTCTAAGAACTACATGACTGAGTTCAATGCAGACAGAACCGAGATCACAATACTTCGGGTTAACTAAGGAGGCGTGAGATGAAAACAAGTGAACTACAAGGTGCCGCACTTGACTGGGCGGTGAATCAAATAGAGGAGTGTTGCGATGACCCGTTCACCCCTATGTTTTCAACCGACTGGGTACAAGGTGGGCCGATCATTGAGCGGGAAAGAATAGCACTAGACACTTGGGATGAGGGGTGGCTTGCTACACGCATTGAAGACCCTGCTATTTCCGAAGCAATAGGCCCGACCCCACTCATTGCCGCCATGCGGTGCTATGTCGCAAGCCGACTCGGTGACGAAGTCGAAGTACCTAACGAACTTATGGAGGTGTAACCGTGGGTCAAATGATCTTTATCTTTTACTTCATCGTGCTGGCTATCTGTGCCGGTATCCTTTATCTCAACATCATGGGGGTGTGAAATGGAACTTCAGAAACCTGACTATCTTTTGTCTCTTGCTACTAGTTCACTCGTTGTCAACGTCGATGTGCGTGTGTGGTCTGCAACAAAACAGGACAAACGCATCTCTGGTGAGGTGACAGACGCATACAAAGCCTCGCGTTCTGCGGGTAAGTTCACCAAGAATCTTTTGGCAGATGACCCAACCCACAAGAAGATCTTGCTGCACCGTCAGTCAATCTACAACTGGAACAAGCGCCGCACATACGACTGGGCTGGTGACAACCGCATCCTGCCCTTTGTCATGATTGATAAGTACAAGCAAGAGTGGCGTGAGTTTGAGGCTGAACACACAATACTTATCGAAGAGTTCAAGCGCCGCTATCCCGACATCATTGCTGAGATGGCATTCAAGCAAGGCGACATGTTCGACAGTTCTGAGTACCCGTCTGTGGCTGAGATAGGTAATCGGTTCTCTATGCACTTGAACATCCAGCCCGTAGCCGCAAATGACTTCCGGTGTGCTATCGCCGAGGATATCGCTGAAGATCTGAAGCAACACTACGAGCGGTGTGCTACGGATGCGGTGCGGGGCATCATGCGTACTGTGGGTGAGCAACTGACAGATTTAATTAAGCGTGTGGCCCATGCGTGTAGTGAGCCAGAAGAAGGCAAGCGCAAGCCCAAGGTGTATGACTCGACGCTTAATCAGGTCAAGGAGCTATGCTCAATGTTAGAGAAGTTCAATGTGACCAACGATGAAGTACTTGACGATATGAGAAAGGACGCGATGCGAGTAATAGGTAACTTGACGGCTGACGACATCCGAGACTCTGATGCCGTGCGTGCCACCGTGAAGGATGGGATGGATGACATCCTCTCTAAATTCAACATCACCCTAGCCTGAATCACTAACTAGGAGGTATCACATGAGGATAGTGATTGATTGGAAAAAAGTCTGGGAAGACTTAGACGATGGGTACTGGAAAATAGGTATGCAGTTTGAGAAAGACATGCGTAAAAAGCATGGCCCACACGAAGGTCTCGGTGAGTACTACATGGATGATGACAGTCGTTGGGCATACGAAAAGAAGTTTATTCAGAAGTTAGTCAAGAAGTATTCAACCATCAAATAAGGAGGTATCACATGTCTGCTATTACAACTTACCCCACCCTTACCCGTGACCAAGTCAAAGAGGCTATCAAAGCCATTGGCATGGATGTAACTGTGATGATCTTGTCCGAGCCTGGCTGTGGCAAGACTGCCATCCTGCACGACCTTGAGCGTGAGATGGGAACCGAGGAGTATGACTTCATCTATGTTGACGGTCCCAACAAAGAAATGATGGACATTGCCGCAAGCATTCCCAACCATGAGACCAAGGCGCTGGAGTATTACGTGGCGTCACTGTTCAAGATGGGTAACGGCAAGAAGAAGGTCATCATGATCGACGAGGCGCTGAAGGTTCCCAAGCTGATGCAGCCGATCTACACACGGATGTATCTAGAACGTACGGTGGGTGACGAGCCTCTGCCCAAAGGGTCTTTCGTGTTCGCAACATCTAACAATACAAGCGATGGTGTGGGTGACTCACTGCCAGCACACACGGCGAACCGGCTAGCTATCGTGAAGATGAGCAAGCCAACGATGCGTGAGTGGCTGGGCTGGGCGACTGATGCGGGTATCAGCACGGTGGTTCGTGCAACTGTGGCGATGTACCCACGGATGCTGAAGTCTTACATGGACGAGGACCAAGCAGACAATCCGTATATCTTCCAGCCGTCAATGACCAAGATGTCTTTCGTATCTCCACGGTCATTGCACAAGGCTGACTTTGTTGTGAAGGCCAGACTGTCTGAGGACATAACTCTTGGATTACTGGCTGGCACTATCGGCGAACGAGCGGCGAGAGATATGACTGCGTTCATCTCGATGGAGTCTAAGGTTACGAAGATCGAAGATGTCATAAAGAATCCTGAAGGCGTACCACTGCCCAATGAAGATGATGTCGCACCGCTTCTGTTGATGATCTTCCAGGCCATTGACCATATCGACAGTCAGGATGCGCTCAATAAGTTCCAGCGGTTCATCAATCGCATCAAGAGCCAAGAGGTGCAGTCTGTGTGGTTTGTTGTGTTGTTGCGTAGTTCCAAGGCCAAGTTCGCCCGTACTAACCCAGAGGTACAGAAGTGGGCGCTTGAGAATCATCACCTGATCTAAGGAGGTAAGCATGAAAACAAACATAGTAGAGAAGCAGAGGGAGAGGCTGACTCGGTGTCACAACTTCCTGCTCCGTCACCCCAAGATCGCCATGCTTTCTGGTGTGATCTTGTTGGGCAACTCAAGCGTAGAGGAGAATGTGCCCACTGCGTACACCGACGGTCTGAACAAGCGTTACGGCGCTAAGTTCATGGAAGGTCTTGACGATGCGCAGGTCAACGGCTTGATCATGCACGAGAACGGTCATGTGTTCTACCGGCATGTGACGCACCACAAGCGTCTCTTCCACGAAGATAGGCAGATAGCAAACTGTGCCGCAGACTTTGTGGTCAATGACATGATCGTCAGGCTAGACATCAAAGAGGTGCAGTTACCCCCTGGTGCGCTGTGGAATCTACAATTCAGAGACTGGTCAGTCGTTCAAGTGTTTGACTATCTACGCAAACGCAAGCAGGAACTTGACAAGCAAGGTGGTTCGCAAGGTAAGGGTTCAGGGTCAGGTGAAACGCTAAATAGCGACAAGTCAGACAAACCTCAGCAGACAGACATTGATCAGCTACTGAAGAACCTAGGCAACGAGCCGCAGTTCGATGAGCATGACATCGAGGCTGGTGCTGAACTAGACGAGAAGGAGATGGGCGAGAAGATCGACAGAGCCTTGCGTCAGGGCGGCATACTGGCTGGCATCCTCGGTGCTAAAAAGGATAGAAGCATTGAGGAACTGCTTGAGCCGAAGATCAACTGGCGTGAGGTCATGCGTGATTTCATCACATCACACACGGTAGGCAAGGACGAGTACACATGGCGCAAGTTCAACCGGCGTCTGGTGGCTAACGATGTCTACATGCCAGCCACGATCAGCGAGAGTGTGGGTGAGATTGTCGTTGCTATTGACACTAGCGGGTCTATCGGTGGCAAGGAACTCGCAGAGTTTGCCGGAGAACTGGTCTCTATTTGCGATTCTGTCTCGCCTGAAGCTGTGCGCGTTTTGTGGTGGGACACCAAGGTTCACGCAGAGCAGAACTTCAAAGGCAACTACCAGAGTATCGCTACGGCACTCAAACCCGTGGGTGGCGGCGGAACTAAGGTTTCATCTGTCAGTGAATACTTAATCAAGAAGTCAGTAAACGCCGAGTGTGTCGTGGTCTTCACCGATGGTCATGTGGAGAGCAGCATCAATTGGAACCACGCCGCACCGGTCTTGTGGATGGTCACGCAGAATAAAAACTTCGTGCCGCCTGTTGGTAAAAAAGTCTTTGTAGAGAAGGAGGTGTGATATGAGTTTTAGAGATTGTGAACAAACTAGCTTTGCTTCATTGAAGAAGATCGCCGCCACGGTCAAGCCGTACCGTGGTACTACAAATATCTTCCCGCTTGGCAACCGTAAGTACAAGGGTCGTAACTTTCGTTGGCACGGCAATCGTGCCGATGTTTACTACTACAACTCCCTTCTGTGCCATGTACATGAAGATGAGTCTGTGGAGTTCGTAACCGCACACTACGGCAACGGTGACAACATGCTACTTACTAGTATGTTCTGGCCTAGTTTTAGCGTAAACATACGCGGCGAGAAAGGTGGCGTCGTAGCATCCGTGCCTGGAGACAAGAAAGAGTACTTGATCTTTGATGGTCTACGGTTTGATCTTAAAACTCGTACGGTTCACGCTACAACACCATACGAGATAGAAGTCGCAATGTTAGACAGAGCTAAGACTAAAGTTATCCGCGAAAGAGTAGAGCCTGAGATAAACATGATCAAAGCTTTCTTCATGGCATCAGACGAGAAACAGATCATTGAAGCCTCAAAAGACAGAGAGACAAGGGACGATCCGTTCGTTAACTTCTGCCGCATAGGTTATCAAAGAGAAATCTTAAAAGAGTCTTGGACGCGTGCTGGCGTATTGCGTGGCGACACTAATAGAAAGACTTTGTTTGACCTAATTAGAAGAGAGTATTTGGAAGAGATCTACCGTGATGAAGAACCGTTTAAGTATCACCGGATACCTGCTGGTGCAACCATACCGCCAGGTAGTTGGGGTATCAATGTTGTAAAACTTTTTAACAAGGAGGCTCTATGACACATACCTATGACATCTTTCACCCTTTCGCGTCAGACGAACTCAAGGCTCATGTGGAGAGCAACAAGGAACTCAAAGCCTTGGTTGCTGAGATGTGCCATCACTTCTTTCTAAAGGCATTCTGTAAGCGCAATGGTCAAGTGATGCTTGTCAGTCGTAACCATGAAGATATTGCCCTTGTAGATGCTGGCGTAACCTGGAATGAGAAAGCCAAACAAGATCGTATGATCTACTCAGTCAGATCTAGCTATGTCAAAAAAGAACGTGGTCGTGGTGACGATAGGTTTATACGTAGGTCTGAGAACCTGAAGTTCTTGATTCGTCAGCTAAAGCAAGACTTTTCTGATTTCAAACCAGAGCATGAAAGACCGACTAAAATTCGTGTCGAACATGACGCAATCAAGTCTACGATTGAGAGTAGCCTAAGAAAAGGTAGTAGCTATGGCTCTAGCTATCATCAAAGCTTTATAAACGGCGATATGGAGTGGGAAATACTACAGCATATATTTGATGACAAACCGATAGATAACTATCACATGAGTAAGCTTAAAGAGTATTTTGATAAACACCAAAAAACTGAGGGAACTATTGCCGCGCTCAAGCAAGAACTAAGTAAGTTTGACCGCGTACACGTAATTACCGGTTCAGAAACTACACCAATTGTCTATGGTGTAGCCCAGAAAGAAGGAGGTAAGTATACGTTTCAGGGTGAGGTGAAACCCTGTTTTAACGAGGAAGATCTACCATCAGAAGTGGCTGTCCACATGAAGATGCACAGGATATCTAAAGATGAGTTGTACAAAGGCTATCCAACGATAGGACCTACGCCTATGCACGGGCTACTGTTACGACAGGATAACTATGACGAAGACTTTGAGACTGTTACCTACTACACACATTTTTCTTCAACGATAGGAACTTACTACATATACATCTTCCCATACAAAGAAACTAGCGATGCAAACTAAACTGTCGCCCATACAACATGCGACTCTTAACGATCATCATCGTGTGCCAGTGGCCCATATACATGGCAAATATGAAGTATATGTCGGCGACAACTTCATCAGACTCTTTACAGAGGATGATCTACCAGACGAAATAAAGTCTCGTCTGACAATGATCAGAGCCGCAACTATAGAGCCGCCTGACTTTGACATGAAGCTGGCTACCATTCAACACATCTATGAAGGAGACCCCAAGAGCCATACGTATGAGATTGGCTGGCAAGTGGCAACAAATCTTTTTGTAGTGGTTTTACCTAGTAGGTACTTGACATATTTGAGGGGCGGGGAGTATAAGTTAGCTTTTCGCACTATCGGTGGTAGTCATATTGCGAATGATCGACCAACCCTTAGATATCTAGAGGACTTTAGATGGGAGCGACGCCTGAGGCGCTAGTAAAGAAGAAGGTTCGTGACGTTTTAACTAACGCAGGTGCATACCATGTCATGCCGGTCACGGGCGGGTATGGTAATTCAGGGGCACCTGACTTTCTCGTTTGTTATGGAGGCAGGTTTGTCGGTATTGAGTGTAAGGCTAACAAAGGTAAGGTGACTGCATTGCAGTTAAAGAACCTGAGGTCCATAGTCGAAGCTGGTGGGCAAGCCTTGGTGATAAACGAGTTCAATGTAGTTCAACTAAGTCAATTACTTATTGAAGGAGTGTCAAACTATGAAGAAGCAAACAAGTGAGCAGAAGATTCTTAACGCACTAAAAGAAACAGGACCGATGACTCAGGCTGAGTTAGCAAGAGTGACCAAGGTCAAAGGTGTGTATCAGTTAGTAGCTAAGATGGTCAAAGAGAACAAAGTAAAGAAAGACGGTAAGCAAATTCTGCTTTGGAATCCTGGCTTGAAGTGGCCTGAGGACGATAAGGAAACTTCCGAAGCACCGCGCGAAGCAACTGTGTCAAAAGAAGTTCTAAAGTATCTTGAAGAAGAGCGTGAGCGTCTGACAGATAATTTAGATAAAGCGGTATACGAGTATATTTACTTGCTTAAGCAGATAAAAAAATTGACTAATGAAGCCTGATGACTGGGTAACAGTTAACGATCAGGCAGGGGTTGTGAGTAGCATTTCACCGGATGGTGAACAAGTAACTATCCGCATTCCACAAGTGGACTGGCCCTTCCCCCTTTACATCATTGTGCCGCGTAAGTGTGTGAAGAAGATGAAGCACACTGCGGCTTCCCATGAGGAGTCACCGCTATGACACCAAAGCAAGCCTTCCGTTTCATGAAAGACAAGAACCTGGACTTCAAAGAGTTAATGCTCCTAGAGCAGATGACCACATACCCCAAAGAAGTCTTAACTCAACAGCTAGTCAATGACGCCATGAGAGAAAACATATCCAGTCAGGCCACTACACACAAGTACGTGGCTAGGCTGAAGCGTCGAAGGCTCATCAAAGATGTTCATGTCAAAGACCAAGACGAGCGTTGCCACTACATTGCTGTTACCGATTTGGGCATAAACTTAATAAAGGAGTGGTCATGAGAAAACTTATTGCCACATTACTGTTCGTGCCAGCTATGGCACAGGCTGAGTTCATGTCTGGTAACAATCTTTTGTCTGATATGAACGGTAGCAACATGCGTCAGATGCTGGCACTGGGCTATGTCATGGGAGTTACAGATACATTTACGACTGTGACAGTCTGCCCACCTAGCGGCATCACTTCTGGTCAGGTGCAAGACATTATCAAGAAGCACCTAGAAGATAACCCTGCGTCTCGGCACTTCACGGCAGATAGTCTTATTCGTAACAAGCTGGAAGCTATCTGGCCTTGCAGTAGGGGGCGCGGCACATGATGACTATTAAGGACTTCGCCAAGAAGAAAAAGATCTCGTTGAAGGCTGCTCGTAGCCGCCTAGATAGACAGGTCGAGGCGGGGGTGATGGCTAAGAAAAAGGGGCCATCTAATATGTTTTTGTATTACGACGTCGTGCCTATGGACTTTAGGTGGCATGACCCGTTTAACTTAATTGGAAGGAGAACAACATGAATTCGTCATACACAAAGGAAGAATGGCGTTATCACGAAAACTCTGGCTGGAAGACGCACCCCTTTAGCATCAGCGCACGTAAGCGTGGGGTTAATTCTGCCGTGATTGCCAACATTCCGGTTCGCGCAACGATACCCCCAGAGGAGCAACAAGCTAACGCACGATTGATAGCCGCTGCCCCTGATTTACTAAACGCCTTGCGTGGAATGTTGTCTTGCTGTTACGACGAGGAACGGGATGACGAAACGATCAAGGCCGTGGAAGCCGCCCGTACCGCCATTGCAAAAGCAACACGCCCTTCAATAAAGGAGAAGAACCATGCAAGCTAAAGACGGTGGGCCAGCGTTTCCTACGCAGACTGAAGTCAAATATTTCCATGGTATGACTCTGCGTGATTACTTTGCAGCTAAGTACATGCAGTCTTTGTTCTCAAAAGATGGCATTGGTATTCAGGACATCGAAACTATTGCAATGTATTCGTACAAGGTGGCAGACGTCATGCTGAAGGCGAGGGAGAAAAACGCATGAAACTAAGACTACGCATACGGCACAACATGCTGCCAAGTGACCACACTATCGGCTGGAGAGACCATAAGCCTGTCGTTCGGCTTTACGAGACTCAAGTCGCACTCGCAAAGAAGCTAGGCATACCCCCTGCTAGGTATGCTGAACAACTCTTAAATGAACACTACAGGAGAAACGCATGAACGTCTTATTTGCGGCAAGGCAAAAATACAGGCCGAGACGGCGTTTTAGGATTGCACGCAATAGGTTGCTTGAATTACTTCTTCCGGGTTTGAACGCTTTGTTTGGTCTTGAGTATGCGGCAGTTAGCGAAGAGCATCAAAGACTTTTTAAGGAGGCATGTGATGCAAACAACACTTGAACAGAAGATACAGAACGGGTCGTATTGGCTGGGTGCGGCGCTAGGCGCTATGGTCATGCTATTAGTGGTGCTTGTGGTTGACCGGCTTAATGATTCGCCAGACCCAAGTAGTGTCAACATGCCGCGTGATGTCGTAGAGGCATACCGCATGGGGCTGAAGGATGCAATCAAGACTAACCCACCCAGTTTAGAATTGGAGCAGACCTGCATGAACATGTGGGCCGAGCGTCAACCAGTGAAGGAGTAGCTATGACTATGGTTAGAACAGCGCCGTACACTGACGAAAAACTAGCAGTCAGTGGCGTGCCTTACAAAGTACCAGTAGATGCAGTCAACCACCCGCCGCACTACAAGGTTGGTGGCATCGAGACGATTGACTACATGAAGGCCAAGTCAACACCCGAAGAGTTCAGGGGCCACCTACGCCTGACGGCACTAAAGTATCTAAGCCGCACGGGTTACAAAGATGATGCACTGCAGGATCTCAAGAAAGCACAGTGGTATTTGAACCGACTAATACAGGAGTGTGAGAGTGAGAACAATTGAAGAAAAGGTGTGGGACTATCTGGTAGAACATAAACGCCCAGTGACATCTAAGCAGTTGGCTAAATATTTCATCGTGTCTCAGCCGTCTGTGGCCCGAGCCTTGAACAAGTTCGTCGAGAAACAAGTTGTGGATAAGTTTTACCAAGGCAATGTGCTTCTTTACAAGATAAAGGACTAGATGAACAACATAATCTGCCTAGACTTTGAGACGTTCTACGACACAGGGTTCTCTCTATCAAGACTCACTACAGAAGAGTACGTCCGTAGCCCAGACTTTGAAGTTATCGGTGTGGGCATAAAGGTCAACGATGCACCGGCATATTGGGTTTCAGGGTCACGTGAAACGCTAAATAAGCACCTACTGTCCCTGCCCTGGAAAGACTCGGCACTCTTATGCCACAACACAATGTTTGATGCGGCAATACTTGCTTGGTTCTTAAACGTCTATCCAAAGATGTACTTAGACACTCTGTCTATGGCCCGTGCCCTGCATGGTGTAGATGCTGGTGGGTCTTTGGCTAAGCTGTCTGAGCGTTATCAGATCGGTGTGAAGGGTGATGAGGTGATCAACGCCAAGGGCAAACGCAAGGCTGACTTCACCCCAGAGGAACTAAACCGCTACGGTGAGTACTGCAAAAACGATGTAGAACTAACCCATAAGTTGTTCAGTCTGATGGGGCCTAACTTCCAAGAGTCTGAGATACGCCTGATCGACTTAACCCTAAGGATGTTTATCAGTCCCATGCTATACGTGGATAGAGACATCTTACTGGATAGGATAGATGACCTGAGGGAAGAGAAGTCTAAGTTGCTTGGTTCCCTGAAAGAGAAACTCAAGTGTGAGGACGAGGAGGCGGTACGCAAAAAACTGGCATCAAACAAGCAGTTCGCTAATCTGTTGACCGAACTGGAAGTAGAAGTTCCCATGAAGGAAAGCCCGACCACCGGTAAACAAACCTACGCGTTGGCTAAGAATGACGAGGGCTTCATCGCGCTGACTGAGCATGAGGACACCTTTATCCAGCACCTATGCGCGGTACGTCTTGGCACAAAGTCAACAATCGAAGAGTCAAGAATCAAGCGGTTCATTGATGTAGGCGCCAGGAATAACAACAAGCTGCCTATCCCGTTGAAGTATTACGGGGCACACACAGGCCGGTGGGCTGGTTCAGACAAAGTGAACTTCCAGAATCTGCCTAGCCGCGACAAAAAGAAAAAGACTTTGAAGAATGCCGTGATAGCGCCAGAGGGCTACATGGTGATTAACTGCGACTCATCTCAGATAGAAGCCCGTGTGCTTGCGTGGCTGGCTGGTCAGAATGATGTGGTGGAAGCCTTTGCCGAAGGCCGTGATGTCTACTCAGAGTTCGCTACTAAGATATACAAGAGGCCTATCAGTAAGGCAGATCCGATAGAACGCTTTGTAGGTAAGACCTGCATCCTCGGGCTTGGCTATGGCACAGGCTCAGCAAAGCTTCAGCATACCCTGAAGACTCAACCACCCGGCGCGGTAGTAAGTGATAGTCAAGCCAAAGACATAGTTGATCTCTATCGGGACGAGAACAACAAGATAGTAGAACTATGGGGTGAGTGTGACGATCTACTAAATCAATTGATCTCCTGGCCCAAGGACAAGAATGATTACTACATAGGTGTGCAGGAGTGTCTGACAGCTACGCCGCAGGGGATTCTGCTACCTAATAATTTCTACATACGCTACCCAAACATCCGCAAAGATACTTCCGAGACTAAGACGCGTACCGTCTATGACTCTAGAAAAGGACCGGTATCTATCTGGGGTGGCTCCGTGGTGGAGAACGTCGTTCAGGCACTTGCCCGTTGCGTAGTCGGTGAGCAGATGCTACTTATTGCGGAGAAGTACAGGCCAGCACTGACAGTGCATGACGCTATAGTATGCGTCGTACCTGAGGATGAGGTCGAGGAAGCAAGAGACTTTATCGTTGAATGTATGAGTACACGCCCTAGTTGGGCACCGGGGCTTCCCATTACTTGTGAAGCTAAATATGGTCGTTCTTACGGAGATTGCTAATGCACATTGATACATCCATTGACTTTGCCGCTAACTACATTCAGGTAAAAAAGCTGATGCGAGAACTAGAAGTAGACTTCAACGAGAAGAACTACACCGGCTGTCTTGAGAAGGCCACCATGCTGACTATGTATTCCCGAGACCTGAAAACTGATCTATGCTACATGCTGGAAAACAAAAACAGAGGTAGTTAAATGCAAACGATTCAGTGGTCATTTAGTGGCTTAAAAGACTTTATTGGATGTCCCAAGAGGTACCAAGAGGTCAAGGTACTCAAGAACTTTGAACAGAAGTTCAACGAAGCCGCACACTATGGTAATAAAGTGCATGAGGCGTTAGAGAAGTACGTGAAGGATGGCACTGAGTTACCACTGAATTATCAGCAGTTTAAGGCCTGGGCAGATGCGTTGATTCAACTGCCCGGTCAGAAGTTAACTGAGCATCGCATGGCACTAACCGTAGACAGGCAACCATGCACCTGGGCGGCTAAGGATATGTGGGTGCGCGGCATCGCTGACTTGCTAATCATAGACGGCGACCATGCTCGGGTGATTGACTACAAGACAGGTAGCGAGAGGTATCCAGAGCCGAAGCAGTTAAAGCTTATGGCGCTACTTGTCTTTTCACACTACCCTGAAGTCAAAAAGGTCAGCGGTGCGTTGATGTTCATCATGAAGAACGTGATCATTGATGAGGAGTACACCCGCGACATGATCGACGAACTGTGGGCCGCGTTCACACCAGATCTTGAAAGATTGTCACAGGCATACGAAAATAACGTCTGGCCTGCGAACCCGTCAGCATTGTGCAGGTTCTGCCCCGTCAACACCTGCCAATTTTACAAGGAATGATCATGCCGTACGTCAACAAACCTAGGCCGTACAAGAAAGAGTATCAGCAACAGAAAGCCCGTGGTGAGCATGAGAACCGCATGGAGAGACAACGTGCGCGTAGGGCTGTTGACAAGAACGGTAAGGATGAGAACGGTAACGGTAAGGCAGACATGCGTGAAGGCAAAGACATTGCACACAAGCGTGCCTTATCAAAGGGCGGGTCAAACAAAGATGGGTATCAAGTCGTCTCACCTAGTAGCAATCGTTCGTTCCTAAGGGATTCCTCTAGGAAGCTTGTCTCCGAAAAAAGCAAACGCGAACGAAAAAAGACTTGACATATTTTTTAATCGCCCCCATCATAGGGGTGTGAGCCTACCGGTTTCCCCCTCTCCTTCACCGGTAGCCTGAGACTGTAAGGCGTAAGTGAGTCTCAAGGAGCGTAAGTGGTCTTACGTAACTGCGTCAGTTAAGCGGCGTTCCGCGTCTCATGTGATGCCTCCGCGCGACAGGCTTAGCCGCACGGTGGGGGGTTCGCCCCCTGCTGTTGCGTCAGAACTATAAAGGTGTGCCCTAGTTAATTTTAGTGAAAGGTTGGTATGGATAAAGATTACTCATGGCCTGGGATGTTCAAGCCATTTGACCATCAACGAGAAACGTCGAAGTTTCTTATAAGTCACAAACGTGCATTCTGTTTTAACGAAGCGGGTACGGGCAAGACCTCTTCAGTTGTGTGGGCCGCAGACTACCTGATGGATCTGGGCCTAGTGAAAAGAGTTCTGATAATTTGCCCTCTATCAATTATGTATTCGGCATGGCAGTCAGACATCTTCAAGACTGCTATGCACAGAAAAGCCGCCGTAGCGTACGGCACTACAGCCAAGCGTAAAAAAGTATTAGAAGGAGACTACGAGTTTGTCATCATCAATTACGACGGCGTGTCTACCGTCAAAGAAGAAATACGCAAGGCTGACTTTGACCTGATAGTCATAGACGAAGCCAACGCATACAAGACAGCAACCACCGTACGCTGGAGAACCTTGAAGCTTTTACTGACGCCCAACACAGGGCTATGGATGCTTACCGGCACCCCTGCGTCTCAGTCTCCGCTAGATGCCTACGGTCTAGCAAAGCTAGTGAACCCTGACAATGTCCCAAAGTTCTTTACCGCATGGCGCGACAAGGTGATGTTCCCTATCAGTAGGTTTAAGTGGGCGCCTAAGCCTGGTTCCAAAGACATTGTCTTTAACGCATTGCAGCCAGCGATACGCTACACGAAGGAAGAGTGTTTAGACCTACCTGATGTGATGTATCAGTACAGGGACACTACGCTGACTGCTCAGCAACAGAAATACTATTCTGAATTAAAGACTGACATGTTCATCAAGGCGGCTGGTGAAGAGGTCAGCGCAGTTAACGCCGCCGCAAAGCTTAGTAAGTTGTTGCAGTTGTCTGGTGGGGCAATCTACACGGACTCAGGTGAAGTACTTGAGTTTGATGTGTCGCCACGGTTCAAAGCCATGGAAGAAGTTCTAGATGAAACGGTTAACAAGGTGATTGTATTTGTGCCGTTTCGCCACACCATCAACCTAGTCGTAAACCATCTGAAGAAAGGAGGGCATTCTGTAGAAGCTATTCATGGTGATGTAAGCGCGGCAGAGCGCAACAATATCTTTACGCGATTTCAGACTAGTGATAACCCGAGAGTTCTGGTTATTCAGCCTCAGTCGGCCTCGCATGGAGTTACACTCACTGCCGCAGACACAATTATTTTTTGGTCCCCTGTCATGTCTGTCGAAACTTATATACAATGCGTCGCTCGTATAGACCGCGTGGGACAGAAAAATAAGATGACCGTTGTACACCTAGTCGGGTCTGAAGTAGAACGTCGCATGTACAAGATGCTAGAGAACAAGATCGACCTACATGAGAAGCTTGTAGACCTATACCGTAACGAAATTGGATTGGAGGCGTGAATGAATATCAATGATCTAACGTCGGCTTTTATGGCTATCCGCACTGAGCGTGACAAGCTTGCCGCTAACTTCAAACAAGCAGATGAGGAACTCAAGAGTCAGCAAGTTATTCTTGAGCAAGAGATGCTTAAGCTTTGCTCTGAGCAAGGCGCAGACAGCATACGAACCCCAAGCGGCACCGTGATGCGTAACATCAAGAATCGGTTCCATGTGCTTGACTGGGATTCTTTCCATGAATTTGTTATCGAGCATAGAGTCCCCCAGCTTCTCCAGAAGCGTGTGCATGAGGGTAACTTTGAGGAATTTATGACCGGACGGGAGAAAGAAGGTCTGCCCCCTGGCATAAACGTGGCGCGTGAGTACACCATTACGGTTCGTAAACCGTCAAAGGAGACCGTGTCTTTTAATGTTGAAGCAGTTGCTTAAGTAAAGGAGCAGTTAAAAATGAGTACAGAGATCGCAACAATTCTTAATAACGCCGCCGCACTGGTTCAGACTGGACTTGATGAGGACACCGCCGCTATCGCTGGCAGTATTGGTAGCAAACGTATCTCCATCGCTGGTGGTACTTTCCGCATGATGGTCAACGGCAAAGAGCAAGCGTCGATTGAAGATCGTCATATGAATGTTGTCTTTGTGAAGATGTCCCATGATCCGTCACGGACTTGGTACGCGAAGGCTTACAAAGAAGGCGAGAAGGTATCTCCGGCCTGCTGGTCACAAGACTCCAAGACGCCGCACCCCGATGTTAAGAACCCCCCGGCGCAGACATGCAATAGCTGCCCGAATAGCATCAAGGGTTCTGGTCAAGGTGGTACGGGTACGGCTTGCCGTCTGTCTTGGCGCACTGCAGTAGTTCTGCCGCAGCAGCTTGATGGCCCTGTGTATCAGTTGGTGTTACCTGCTACTTCATCCTTTGGTGAAGAAGATAATGGACGTTGGCCTTTCCGTCCGTATGTGCAGATGCTTGCTTCACACAATGTGAGTGCAGGGGCAGTCGTTACTAAGATGCAGTTTGACACTAAGGCTAAGGTGCCCCGTGTTCTGTTCTCCCCGGCTGGTGCAGTAGACCAAAACGACCTTGAGATCATCCGTCGTCAAGGTAAGTCTCAGGCGGCAGAGAATGCGGTGAAGTTGACCGTGTATCAGAACGATGAGGAGTCAGATTCTTCTGAGCCTACTAAGCGTGAGAGTACTAAACGGGTAGAGGGTGAAGCGCCCGTAGACAGCACCCCCAACGACTTAGTTAAGAAGTGGGCGAAGAAGAGTGCCTAGAGGTTACAGTCCCGAACTGATTGAGTCTTTGCGCCGCAAGACCGCAAGAGACGGCCTGGGTATTGTGTTGGCTAAGAAGTGCATAGCCGCAAACCTACCGTCTACTATGGTTGCTGATCTACTAGATGTTAGTAGGCAGACGCTCCACATGTGGTTTCGTGGTGCAGGGATTCAACCAGAACGGGAGCCTCGCATCAAAGCCCTAATAGCAATTATTGATTCTGACATAGCGGCAGGAGTGTTGCCGCTTGAGGATTACAAGTCTAGTAAAGCCTACTACAAAAGTTTAACTGGCCCCGCTTAGCGGGTTATTGTGATCGGGCAGGGCTGGTCCCTGCCCTTATTGTCTCTACAGGCTATGTACAAAAAACTACTTGAGACAGTACTGCCCAGCCAAGGCAACTACTGCATATTCACGCTGAAGGACGAGAAACCGAAATTCAGATTCATAGAAAATGCCTCACTGGATGAGGCATACGAGCAGATAGAAAAGTTTAAGCTTGAGGAAGGGAGGAACATATACTTTGCTCTGTCATCGTTTAGCGGTCTATCTCGGTTGGCAACCGAGAGCATTTACCTTAAAAGTTTCTTTATAGATCTTGACGTTGGTAAGGTAAAGAATAGCTACGACACAAAGGACGCGGCATTTGAAGGTCTGGCTAAGTTCATAGAAGACACAGGCATACCTGAGCCTGTGGTGGTTGACTCAGGCAACGGCATCCATGCGTACTGGATCTTTGATGAGCAGATTGAGACGAAAGAGTGGCAACCCTACGCCACAAGATTCAAGGAACTGTGTCTTGAGAAAGGTCTAATAATTGACACGAACGTGCCAGCAGATGCGGCACGGATTCTACGGGTGCCTGACACAAAGAATTACGGCAAGAAGTACACGCCGGGAGACCCCGTAACAGATGTAACTCTCTTAACAGATGTATTTACCTACCCACTAGAAAAGATCGTTTCATGCTTCGGTGAAGTCAAAAAACCGGATGAAGCCTTCAGCTTCAAGGATGTACGCAAGGGACTGACAGACGACGAGCGTAAGTTGCTTGGTCTAGATAACTTTGAGTATGTCTTTGAGAAGATTGCCGTTGACTCTCTTGAGGGTCGTGGGTGTAACCAGATTAAATGGATACTAGAAAATGTCACTACTTGCCCGGAGCCACTGTGGTACGCTGGTCTATCTGTCGCCGCTCGGTGTATTGATGGCGACACAGCCATACATGGAATGTCAGAGGGTCACCCCGACTACTCCCCAGACAATACAGAAAAGAAAGCCCAACAAAGTCTTGAGAACGCAAGATGGGCACACTCATGTGAAAAGTTTGAAGGGGAAAACCCCGGCGGCTGTAATGGGTGCCCTTTCAAAGCCAAGATCAATTCGCCCATTGACATTGGTAAGCGACTACGCATCGCGCAACCGGGGTCTGATGCTCCCGCAGATGCAACCGATGCAGAAAAAGAAGTACTAACTGACAACGGGGAAGAAGATAAGTTCCCTAATCAGTACAGGGTTTTCCCTGATGCTATGTTCCCGTTTATCCGCCCGGTAGGTGGTGGAGTTTGGTATCAGCCGCCACCAAAGATCAAGAAGGACGGCACCACGGTTACGGAACCCCCGTACATGCTTTTCCCTTATGACTTAATTCCTATCAAGCGTCTTACGAGTCCGTACGAAGGTGCGTGTCTGCACTTGAGGGTTTTCCTACCTAAGGACGGTGTGCATGACCACATCATGCCGCTTAGCTTCTTAGGGGCTACGGATAAATTTAAGGATTTCCTGTTTAGAAATAACATTCTCTTAACAGACGCAAGAGTACCGCTAATGAAGGAATATCTTATGAAGTGGGGTAACTATCTAGTCAACGCACAGAAAGCAGAAGATATGCGGGTCCAGATGGGTTGGACCAATAGCCCAGAGTACGGGTCGTTCGTTGTAGGCACTAAAGAAATAACGCCGGTAGGAGAGTTTGACTGTCCAGTATCCGCCATAACGCGTAACGTGGCACCGTTACTACATGAGAAAGGTGACTTTAATATCTGGAAGGAAGCCATAAACGAAATCATGAATTCCAAACCCATGCGGATTCATTCGATTGGCGTTCTAGTTGGTCTTGGTTCTCCAATAGTAGCTTTCAGTAACGTAGGCGGTCTTGTCGTTAGTCTGTCAGGGCCGCAAGGATCTGGTAAAACAGGTGCGCTAGTCGGTGGCTTGAGTGTATTTGGCGAAGCAAAGAAACTGATGATCAGAACCATGGACGGTTCAACGGAAGGTGGCTTGTATCAGAGAGCATCTGTGCTTAATAGCATCATGTTAGGCATCGACGAGACTTCAAACTTTGACCCCAAGGTTATCTCTAATGCCATTTACCGGTTGCCAATGAACGAGCAGGGCAAACTAAGGCTACAAACTTCGTACAACAATGAGCGCAAGACCATGGAAGGGTCAAAGATGATCACCCTTCTGACCACCAACAGTTCAAATAGACAGAAGCTTTTTGAGACTGGCAAGGCAGACCCAGGCGGTGAGTTAAGAAGGCTAGTTGAGTTCGACCTCACGCGGTATCGGGGGCTTTTTTCAGACTCAGAAGGCAAGGAAATTTTTGACTCGTTGAATCACAATTACGGACACGCTGGGCCAGAACTAATCCGTAGTATTTATAGTTATGGTTTACCCTATGTACAGCAACGTTTTGATTATTGGCACGACAGATTACTACGAGAATTTGTAAACGATACGAACTACACCTACTGGAATGCTGGTATAGCTGCTTGCTATGCGGGGGCCGAAATAGCACTTCGTGCCGGAATCGTAGACTTTGGTATCGAAGAACATTTCAGAGACATTCTTGAGAACCTTCATGATCAGCACAAGCGACTGACTTCAGATAGGGTGACCTACGAAGACATAGTCAACGATTACGTGCTTAGCAACATGAACTCACTGCTGGCGATTAACCACGACAAAGTCAGCATCGAGCCTAGGTCTGGTTCCTTGCTTGTGCGGTGCGAAGTGGATACCAGCAAAGTCTTCATTACGGGTGAACCCTTCAGAGAATACTTGGCTAAGCGTCGGGTAAACATAAGCGAATTTGAAACAGACCTGATGAAGAGAGGCATTCTCCTGCAGAAGTCTGTGAAGAAGCGTATGGGGTCAAACTGGAAAGACGCCACCGGCACATTCAATGTCCGTGCCTATGAGTTCAAGATGAACGTATCGGATGTGATAAATGACGCGGCCCCCCAGGAAAGCTGACCAGCTAATCGACTATTCCGAACCGGAGTGGATACTCCCCTACCAGTACATGAAGGTAGGGGAGAGTTTCTTTATGCCTACCATGCGCCCAGCCTACGGGCATTACATAATAGATGTGACGTCAAAAAGAGTTAAGGTTCCGGTCAAGGCCTACACTTGTGTGGAGGACGGGATACTAGGCATCAGGGTCTGGCGTATCGGCTAACTACTCTTCATATCCGGTGTACGCAGTCTCCAGACCCTCAAGCGCATTAACGAACGCCATCTTGATCTGGTTCTGTTGCTTAGTCAGTAGCTGCAGAAGTTCTGTCTTTTCCTTCTGAGACAAGTCTGACCGCCTAATCTCGTTAGCCCTCTGCCGCAAGTTCCGCAGTTGCCCGTTCACTACTTGGTTGTAGTACTTAACCGTAGCGGGTGCCATGGGGTTACTCTCAAGATAGTCTGCATACTGCTCAGTACCTTCAAGACTCTTGATCTTCTTCTCCATCTCCTTGATCTTGGACTCAGCCTTGGAGAACTGAATGGCATCGTAGTTTGACGGAGCCTTGAAGTAGGTATCAAGCAAGAAAGTATCTGTTCGTACGTCAAATTCTTTCTGACCTTTGATGACATCTGTTAGGTTGTAACTCGTAGCCAGCACCCTAGAGACGCCATCAACATAGTTATTAGCCAAGAAGTAGGCAGTGCCAGGGCTAATATCTACAGCACCATTTGTCATCTCAAAGAAATTCTTAGCCATATCTTTGTATATCTCAGGCACATTGTCGCCGCCAAGATAAGCATCAGCAAACCGTGACTGCCTATCCGTGTATATCTTGCGGCCCAGACCGTCTGTGTTCATAGCGAACTGAAGAAGTGGTCGCAACGTAGAAGGCATAACGCTGTCTACTATGAATGCTGTGGTGTTCAGAGTCGGGTCTATCTTGGATACAGGTAACGGTACAAAAGATTCAGAGCCAGCCTGCACTAAGTTGACACCCATCTGCATGGGATTCTGTGCGCCAAAAGCCGTAGCCATAACCTGTGCGCCAGCAGAAGCTAAAGCACCGGGACCGAATCCCCAAGGTATCTGGAACACCAAGTCCCTGCCATTTTCTTGTACACCAAGATTGATACGGGCAAACCTCACCCAACGACTTGGGTCATCGGTTAGTACCTTATTCCTACCCTCATCATCTTCACCCGCAAGGGTGTACGCCATCAGATAGGTGAACGCACCTGCACCAAACAATATACTCGCCATGTACCGTGCATTTTTACGCTGCTCAAGATGATCTCTTACAGCTTTCTGCACACCCTCAGGCGTAGCACCAGGCCTAGTCTTGTAGTACTCAGTCAGTCTTTCTATTGTTTTACTAGTAGGAGTAAACAAATCTTCTAGCGCGGGTATCACCACCTCATCAATCGCCTTTACCGCGCCAGTAGCTGCCGGGCGCCAAAACATAAAGAACGCGCCCAATCCACGACCTATCTCGCCTACCTGCTGGAAGTTAGCCAAATCTTTGGCTTCACCCATCGCTCTTTCGCCAGCAGACTCAGGGTCCATGCCCTCTTCTACAAACCGCCTCTTCAGTATCCTGAATGCGGCTACGCGAGACGTAATCTCAAACATAGCCATGTAAGCATCCATGAAGTTCTGAAAGTTCTCCAGATTAAACTTCTTATTAGCTGAGAGTTTCTTAGCTACAGCCGTAAGCGCCTGAGAGTTAGTCAGGCCGTCCATGTAAGCTACCTGCCCACCACGGTCATAGTACTCTTTGACATCTGCATAGTAAGGGTCAGACTTAGCCAACGCTTCCATCTCTTTGATGTTGCCAGCAGAAAATAGCCGTGAGAATTTAAAAGTCTTGTGGATGCCACCGTCAGCAACCACACCAGCCATAGCCGCGTACATCTGCCCAGCTGCCTTGGGTCCGTACTTAGACCCTAACAAACCAGCGTAGGTCATCAAGTTACGAGTAAAGTCTAGCGGCGCAAACGCTGGGTTGTAGCGAGTGTGCATAGCACCAATGGTGCTGGTTACTTTGTTCAGAAGATCTATGATCGGAGACGAATCTTCGTAGATGCCCTTAAACGCTCTACGCATGTTGGGGTCATTGATCTCATACACGTCGATACTGCCGTCGTCTTTATAAACAAAGAAGTCATACTGCTTAACGCCAGCATCAGCAAACTTAAAGCCTGGGGCAGACCGTTCTTCAAAACTAATCTTGATCTTCGGCGTGCTTGAACCAGCGACAATCTTCTGCTCTAGAAGATTCTTCATGGCTATGGGCACATCCTTAAACCCAAACCGCATAGACGCCTTAGTAGACTCAGTGAAGATCTGCAGCACAGGATTATCAGCAGCGGTTTGACGGCCCATGAACGTAGCCTCACCCTGCTTGAAGTCATTGCCTAGCCGCTCACTCATGAACGGGTCAACATACTCCACCTTATCTTGCTTATCTGTGTCACCGCCACGACCCTTAAACGGGAAGTAGTGCTTGTACCCGTAGAAATTAATTACGTTCTGTACGGGTGCGGTAAAGTAGTTAGCCTCAGCGTTTACTTCAGCAGACTTGTCTATGATCTGTTTAAAGAAGCCAGGCTTAGTATCTGTGCCAAAGAGTTTCTCCAACTCAGCCTTTACTTCAGAACTGGCATCTTTATAGGTGTCTCTAAATATAGCCGCAACAGCCGCAGGGTAACTTAGCGGGTTGTACTCATCTGAATTAGGATCAAACTTCTCAGCTGACAATCCAGGTTCAAAGTTACTACGGTCTGTGGCTAACAGAATAAGCTTGTTCTTAAGTTCTTTAACACGCCTATCCGCAGCCTTAGCACTCTTGCTACGCAGCTTACCCAAAGCATCGCTACGAAGTTCTTTATATATAAGGTCTCTTTGAGTACTGGCTGACTTGGTGAGTGTCACGTTCCTGTAGAACAACTCCATACGACGCTCATGGTCGTGAAGGCCTGTCATGTACATCTGCAAATCAGCCAAGACTTCTGAGTACTTCTTACCCTGCAGACGCATGATGTTACGGATAGCATCCATCGCGCCTTCATTAAACTCTTTGAACTCGTTACTCTTATTGGTGGCAACGCCAATAGCACTGTTGTAGACAGTGTTGATCGTATTTATTTTGTCGCCAACCCAATTGGCGATACCAAGCCGCGTGAGGTTACGCTCTAGAAGCACGAACTCTCTGGTGCGGTTCTGCACCTTGCGTACTAGATCGTTGTAGCCTTGCTTGGTAAATATATTACGCATCACGCCACCAAACCGCTTGAACGAACTAGTCTGGTCGTTCTCGGTCTTATTGATGAGGCGTTCTTTTTCTGCCTGTGCTTGCTGCTCAGGTGTCTGCTGTGGCGCACCAACATAAAGTGGGCCAACCGTAAATGCAGGTATCCCACCCTCAGGCGGTGCGGCAATGATGGTGTCAAATGCGCCAGCTACCTCTAAGAATAGATTACCTAAAGCACCGGGGGTAACGGAGTACATCACCCCGTACTTTTTATCCCCTACGGTCTCTTCAATCTCAAAGTCTTCAAGATCTGCATCACGCAGTTCTTTATTGAGTTTCTCTATCTCTGTTCTTAGTTGGTTACCTTCCTGACGAAACCGGATCATTTCCGGTTTAGCGTTTACTAGCTTACGTAGAGCATCAAAGTCTTTAGCCTTTGGCCCCTTAGCCCCGAACTCAGCCTGGGCTTCTTTAACCAAACGTTCTTCAGCAAGCCTTTGGTCAGCTAAATGTTTTGTATATCTTCCATTAAGATCATCGGCTTTTTTAATAAGCGGATTATAGACGCGGCCTTCTTTTCTTATATTTTTTGCCCGTTCCCCCATCTCTTCGGCAATCTCTGCCTTATCATCTTCAGACAACTCAAGGTCTTCTTCGACCTCTTTAGCAGACTTTGTACGCCCCTGCTCAAAGAACTGAGCCGGTACACCTATAGACTTGATTACCGTAGCAGCGCGTCTAAATAGACCGATGACATCAGCGACAGCTTCAACGAAAGCCGCATACAAGTTATTTGGGTTGTCTCCAAGAGCAGAGTATGAAACGGGTTCCGCTTGTTCCGATTTCTTTTCAGCGAATGTTCCTTTAATCGGAAGCCCAGTAGTTTGTTCTGCGGTTAGAGCCGGTTCATCTCTTATATCACTATATTTAATCAAGTGCCCAGGCGCAGTGAGTTTCTGTAACTCAGCCTGAAACTTGGGGTCTGTCATTGCATAAGCAATGAACTCATATACGTTTTTGTATGCGCGGCTGTATTTTTGCCCAAGATCTTTCTTGGAGAAGGCCATCAAAGCTTCTAGCCTTTTTACCGCTTCAATTCTTTGGGGATTCTTCTCGGTGCCGTTCTTAACATCGGATATGACTTTTACGGTAGCCGCATGGACAAGTTCGTGCAGTACAGCCGTCTCGTTCAATCCACGGTTACCAACATAGACCGTATCTGTTTTAGCGTCGTAGTAGGCAATGAAGTCGTTCGTATCGACATATTGCATCTTGGTTTTAAGACCAAGACCACTCAATGAACCAGCAACTAGGCGGTTCATCTTAGAAGTTACTTTGTCGACTAGCCCTGAATAATCAAATAAAAGACCTTTGACCTTACCTTTATAAACACCCTTGGCATTCTTTCTTAAGTACTCAAGAACTTTTTCAGTCTTTTGCCCAGTATCACCACCTTTAACAGGCTCTTTAATGATCTGAACAATATCTTCAGGTAGTTTCTGTTTAAGACTTAGTTCCTCAGTCTCTTCTTCGGCTCTAACACGACGCTGTGCCGCAGCTTCAGATTCTTTTAACGTCGCCGCTGCCTCTAACTCAGGCCGCTCAGTCGCAAACTCTTCTTTTACAAGTTCCTGGACAGCATCAAACCCAGCCTGCTGAACTTCATAGGTAGGGCCAGCGTAGCTTGGGCTAGATTCTTCTGGTGAAAATACTTTGTCTAAGAATGCTTTTTTAGCTGGCTCAGGCAGTAAATTCCAGCGGGGTAGGTTTATGCCTCTGTAATTAGACTCTGCCTTACGGTTGATTTCATACGCGGCTATGGCAGTGTTTTTCTTGCCTTTACCTTCGCCTTTAGACTTACGATAGGCAGTAAGTTCTCCGATTGCACCTAGTACTATGTCTTCTAAGCCTTCGACTATACCCTCTTTTGTGGTCTCGTCATAGACGATATTAGTGCCAAGAGCATCTTCATAGACCATCTTTTCGTCGGCACTTAAGTCTTCCCAAGGCTTATTCTTTTCGCTCTTTCCAAGTGTCTGACGAGTACGCTCGTACGTCTCGATCATCCTTGTTTCATCTTCAAGCTGGGCAATCTCGTTATCTAAGGCTACCCCTTCGTCGGTCTGGGCATAGGTCTCACCAATATCCAACTGACCCTTAGCAACTTTGTTTCTAGCAGCCTTAGCTTGTTTAAGCCGTTCTTTTTTATCAGCTAAAGACTCTTCTTTAGCGGTGACTGCGGCGGTAGTCTCCGGGGCTGTTTCAGTAGGCGCAGAAAAGCTAGGATCAATGAATTGATCAACTCTAGAATATAATTTGCCAATATCTTCGTTGCTCGGATCTCTGCCCAACACCTGACGAGCAAACGTTTCTAGTTCACCATTTAAACGACGACCAAGCTTAGTTGCAGTCGCTTTTGCTGCCGGATAATTTGCCTTCTCATCCGCTTCTCTAACTTTTTTTGCGAGATCAATTAGCGGTTGTGGCGGTTGAATTTGATTAAACTCACCAGCCGTAGCTATCCTAGCTTTACGTTCTATCTCTAATGTACTTGGCTCAACTGTTACTGGTGCCTCAGTTATCTGAGGAGTAGACAGAGTTTCACCAGCCCCATAACGGGCGCGTCCCTCCCGAGCGTCTTGTCTAGCCTCTGCTTCCGCCTCTTGATCAAGACTTAATTGTTCATCTATAGCGGCCTTCTGTGCCTCTGCCTGTGCCGCAACTTCAGCAGTGTTATATGCGTCTACGGCTTTCTGTTCTTCTGCAGACAGTTCTACCTTAGCTTTTTTACCGCGCTTGGGTTTTTCTGTTACAGGCGCCGTGGGAGTAGCAGGGGTGGCTGTTTGTCCAGCCATATACGCCTGATAATCTGTATCTCCATCAGTGCCAACATCAGTTACACCCGCACGAGCTTGTGCTAGAGCATCGCCTAAATTTACTTGCCCTGCGGCTATGCGTTGTTCTTCAGTAATCTGTGGTTCAGTGGGTTCACCAGTGGGAGTAACAAGGGCAGGTCTAGTGCGAGTAGTGGCACCGACACCAGCACCAAGCGCACCACCAACCAGACCTTCTAGGGCTGCTTGACCTGCTACGCCACGGAATAGTGGGACTTCTTCCCCAGTCTCATCAGCGAACTTCTGCAGCGCAATATTCTCAGCCATCTTCTCCTGGCCTGCCTGCACTGCTTCGGGTACGGCTTCTGTTACGGCGCCTCTACCGGCTGCGGGTAATAGTGCTTGCTCAGCACCTTCTTTAGCCGCAAACCTACCAAGAATCATCTTCTCCACACCGGTGCGGCCTGCTACACCGCCAAGTACCGTACCAGCAAGAATTGATCCCCAGTTTTCACCACCGTAGGCTTGTGCTTCTTGAGCCTTGGCTTCGGCTGTGGCTTCGTCCTGTCCAGCCTCCATAAGAGCATCTTTGACAGAACTATAGATAGTGCCCTTAACAACACCGGCACCCATAGTGGCACCAAGGCCAGTGGACACACCACTAGCAGTGGAGGCTTTCTCAGCCGCAGTCAATGCCCTACCAGCAGCAACACCTCTAGCGCCGACACCGGCAAGACCACCAAGGATCATAGGTGCGGCAGTGCCCAATGCCTGAGAAACTAAATCTACAGGGGCAACGGTAAGAGCTTTGAGAGCAGCCCCGAGTTGTGCGCCAAGACCTTTGTCTTCAGCCTCCTTCATGATTCTGGAGACTTCTTGGGCGTCAGCCTTAGACTGCGCTGACATCAGATCACCGATGTAACCTTCTACACCAACAAGCGACTCAGCTACGGGATTACCCGCACCAAATGCTTCGGCGATCATGCGAACGCCCTGGACTGCGCCGCGCCCTACGGCTAACGGAACGTCGGCTATTGAACGGAAGACTGACTGTTCTTCGGGTTTAGGCTGTATGAAGGTTTCTTCAATCTGCCCTTGGCTTCTTAAAGCTTTATACGCTGACGCTACAGTCTCAAAATCAGGCGTACCTTTTTTGTCTTTGTTATTTACTAACCATTGAGCATACTGTTCTAAGGTAGCCATTTACTGTGACCCTATGATTGCGTCAGCCCTTCTAAGTAAATCTGAGTTAGCAACGCTTGTTCCCGCCCCAGCCGCGCGTCTTTCTTGCTCAATAAGTCTACGTCTTACCGTATCTTCATCAGGCACAGGTCTACCGGCGGCTTTTTCTCTATCCTGTATTCGTTTTATTAGCAACGAATCTTTAGCAATTCTATCGTCTACAAGTTTAGCCGCGTCTTCGTAGGTAAAGGTTTCCGAACCTCTGTTCCTCGCTATTAATTTTTCTACCGCAGCCTTCTGCTCTGGCGTACCTTTTTCAAGTATACGTGCGGCATAGCGGTTAAAGTCTTCAGGCTTAAGAGAGGCTTCAAGACGTACAAGCTTTTCTCTAAACTCGCGGTCCTCTTTAATCTTCTTTTCTTCCCTACGCCGAGTCATCGTCTGAGTAAGGATGTCAGCTTTCTCTTTACGAGTCATGCCTTCAAGTTCAGCCATACCCTTGGCACGCTCAGTGGCTTCTTTACGTCGAGCGCGAGTATCTTCACCAGCACCTCTAACGGCTGGTGCAGCTAAAGCAAAATTTGCCCCCGCATAGGGAGAGGTTCCACCAGCAACAGCAAGACCCGCTTCAATAAGACGCATTGCATTATCTGTACGGGCATTTGCTTCTGCTTCTTTCTCTTGCTTCTCATACAACGCTTTTAGCCTGGCTCTAGTCGGGTCTTCACCAAGAACACGCTGGATCATTGCAAAATCTTGATTAAACTCTTCTTCTACCCCAAGCGGAGTAGTTCCTTGTTGTACAGCCGCTTGTTGCACTGCGGCTTGAGCAGTAGAGGGTAGGTTAGATGCTGCGCGTGGAGGAGCAGCAGGCGGGGTAAATCCTTGAGCCGCGAGTCCAGCAGAAGACGATGGCACTCCTGTGCCTTGACGGGAAAACTTAGCAGTCTCCGCATCAGTGGCTGTGGGTTGCATTAAAGCTTGAAGTCTTGCAGGTAGTTGTCCGGTAAGTCTGTAATTAGCCCGTTCTTCTAGATTCATCATCGCAAGAGCGCGATCCATGCTAAGACCACCAGCCTGGAATGCAACAATCCCGCCGCCAGCCATACCCTGTGGCTGATTAAACATCTGTTCCGGCACGGGGATCTGATCTAGTCCTGGCCCTGCGGGTTGACCCTGCATTTGTTGCGCTGCGGCTAGGCCCATCTGGGGGGCAGACTGCGTATTGTCTTGGAAAACCGTAGTCTCCGTCTGAACTTCTTGAGCTAACGCTTCGTTAACAATACGGTTGTATATGTTAGCCACCACACCGGCTTCTGTAGTCGGCTTAATCTTGCCTTGTTTTACAGCGTCATCAAATGCTCTTTTAGTCGGGTACGCAGCCATAATCTGCGTAACAGACGGCTTTTCAATAGCTTCGCCTAAGCGCGCAATGCTCATTATCTACCCCCACCAAGAAGGTTATACAAGCCAATACCGGTAAGCCCCATGCCTGTAAGTTGGCTGGCAAACGACGGAGGCGGCGTAGTAGTCTGCTGAGTACTACTATTAAGAGGTATACCACGCAAAATGTTAGATAGGTTACCAACTTGTGTGAGGCCGTACTCAGCTTTTTCCATAAGATCCCTGCGCTGAGCGTCAATTTTTTGTTGTTCAATAGCACGCTCAAGGTCGCCAAATGCGCCTTGAGTTTTAAGAATATCCAGTTGCCCAGCGAGTTGCTGAGTACCCAGACCACCCATAGTCTGAGAAAGACCAGCAAGGGCCTGTCCAGCACCAAGTCTCTGTTGTGCTGCTTGAAGAGCCGCAGACTGATTTGCCCTTTGAGCCTCAAGACTCTGACCAGCACCCAGTTGTTGTACACCGAGAGCGGCGGCAAGATTTTGCTGCCCAACAGTTAACCCAGCTTGTTGGTTAGCAAGAGCTGCTCTCATCGCCTGTTCAGCATTTAGCCCTTGGGTCTGTAGTTGTGCCGCTTGATTTTGTACAGCCGCCTGTTGTGCCGCATTTAGGTTAGCAAGCTGCGCCTGCATCGTAGAAGCGCGATCACGCTCAAATTGTTGAGACGCGGCATCATAAGCAGACTGTAATCCTTTAGCCTGAATATCACCCATCTCTTGTCGCAGACCAGATTCTCTCAAACCTTGAAGCACTGCTTGTCTTGCACCGCTGTATGTCCCCTGCCGTGCAGCAGCAAGATTAGCTCCTAACTGTGCTCGTTGCGCCGCGTCAACAGCTTTACGTTGCTGTACATCAACTACGCCCTGCATATACGGAGACATATACTGCTGCATTTGTTCTGCGCCGAACATCTGCGGCCCCTGCATTTGAGCAGCTTGCATAGTGGGCGCACCGTAATAACCCGCTGAAACTTGTTGAGCCGGTGTCATTTGATACTGCAGCAAATCAGGAGCGCTTACTCCCATAGCCTGCAGATTTTGCAAGGCAGACAGACCAGAAGCTGCATCCCTGCCAAACTCTCCAGCGCTAGTAAAAGCAGACGGTAAACCTAATCCACCTACAGCGCTTTTTAGATTTTGTTGGCCTTGAGTAAGACCAGCTACAGAACCAGAACCAAGTAAGCCTTGGTTAATTAGGTCAGCGTACTGGGTTGAGTATGCTTCTGGACCTATTCTTCCAGACGGAAATATCTGTGAAGTAGCCTGCTC